ACCCGGCCCTCCTTGAGGCGCAGGTCGGCAAGCGACCGGCTCCTCTCCGAGATAGCAGAGAGGGTAGCAAGCGCCCGCTCCACCTCATCGGCATACGTCAGGCCAGTGTGATCGCCCTTGATGTCACGCGTGAATGTGCCGATGCCAGAGCCGACCAGCACGGGCGAAACCTCATAGACTGTGGCCTTCCGAATCACGCGCACCGGCTCGCCGTCGCGCATCTCCGACACGGCCTCCACAATCTTGAACCCCCAGGACCACTCCTGCAGAGCCTGCATGGCCTTCACCGACTCATAGGCATCACGCCCCCAGGAAGTTTTCAAGAAGAATGCGCCATCAAACACGGCCTGCGCGGGCTCTACCAGGATGCGCCCTTTACCCACCGGCGCCGTCCAGTCATGTGACCAGGTCATCGGCACTTCCTGCCCGTGGGTGAAGGTACTGGCGAGCACTACATCCTTGTCCGAGTCCACAACGTCGAACGTTGAGAACACGGCGTTGACCGCGCCCTCGTCGGCTCCGTCGCTTTTCAGCGTCATCGGTACCCGCAGCGTCTTGATGATATGATCTTGCTCAGTCATTTTGAGACCCCCTATAGAACCGAAGTCATGGTACATCGGCACTGAATGTCTTCTTCCGGCAACCCGATCTGGCCCGGCGCAGGCCCCGCGCCTCCGCCTACGATAAAATCCCCATCCAACGCCACGATCTGCCCGTGGGCTGCGACGTGAGTGTCTCGTGTCCGCTCATCCAGCGCGCTTAACCACATCTTCCCAGATACGATATCACTCTGCCTCCACGCCTCTAGCATCCCGCCGTTAGAGGCCCCGATGACTTCTGTTCGTGCGATGACCTCCGGCGTTGACGCTATCCGGTCACCCATTACCTCGAGTACCCGCGCCGATAGCTCTGGTATGCCCTCGCCGCCTGTGATGCCCTCGCCCAGGGACTGCTTCAACGCCTTCCAGGTGGTCTCGTTGACGTGCTCTGCGAATCGCTGCGCTCTGCCGTTCAGAAACTCGACGACGCGGCTCTCGAAGATGTCGAACACCTGCTCTATGCCGATACTGTGCAGGGCCTCCTGGCCCGCCTCCAGCACCACCTCACTGATGATGGGCCGCACGGTCTGCTGGAACTTGTTTACCCATGCATCCATGTCAAACGGCTCAGCTGCGGATCCTGCGCCCAGCCCGGCCAGCACTTCTGCCTGCTGATCCCGCAGCAGCCCCTGCACCGCCCCGGTCAGGCCAAAGACCCACGCCCTGACCCGCTGGATGAACAGCGCCCACACCCTGGCGTGCTGCTTTGAGCCGTATACCTCAACGCCGCGCAGCCAGCGTTGTCCCCCCGATCTGGTCGAGGGCAGGCCCCCCGATCTGGTCGAGGGCAGGCTCTTCATCGCAGCGCCGCTAACGCCCTCAAATAATGGCCCAGTTCCCCGGGGCTGCGCCGGAGGCTCATAGGCTTCGCCTGGCCGCACTTCCATGACTGCCATGCCCCGCAGGTATACATCATCGCTGGGCAATGGCTCCTCGCCGATCAACTCCTTGGCCCGGCCTATGGTCATCCAGCCGCCCCGCACGGCCATGTCCACGCGCGTCCAGATGCGACTTTGGTCCTCCTGCAGCACCCGCACGCCGCTCACGTCGAACTTCACCCGGAGCCGGGCTGTGTCCCCAAAGTCAGGCAAAAGCTGGGCTTTTAGGTCGCCGGCTAGTAGCCGCTGCGTCGGGATGATATTGCTCTCATAGGCGCATTCCCGGGCCTCAGCAAAGTTGCTATAGGTGGCGCGATCTAGTCCCGAACCGAGCCCTGCCACAATAGCCGGCACGCCCAGTACGGCGCTAATGCGCTCCTCCGGCACTCTCCGCAGCGCCTTCATGTCCATCTGCTGTGGACTGAAACTTAGCGGCACGATACTCGCCTTGGTAGACAGAACCAGCGGCTCGCCACGCTTATCTCCAGTAAACTTCTGCTGAAAGTCCTGTTTGAGCTGTTTGGCATCGTCCGGGTGCAGCTCGCCAGTATCGCTGCCTGGGCTGATCACCACGCCTGGCACGCCCATATTCCTGAGCAGGCTGGCCGTGTAGCTCGCGGCCTCCTCATCGGTGTAAATCTCGCGCAATAGAGAGGCCAGCGGCGACAAGCCCTTCCGAATGTTAGCCGGGTCAAGGCCGTCGCGGAAGTGCACTACGTCCGCCGCCGCCACCTCGAAGGTCTCGCTCCCCGGCTTGTAGGCATAGTGGCTGATGAACACGCTGCCATCAGCTGGCCACTTCGGCTCGATCAGGGTCTGCGGCGTCCACCACAACTCAATGGGCCGGCCCGCGCCGTTCCTGATCTTGACCCAGTAGGCGTTCCCTGTCGCCTGCAGATCGCTCAGCGTCGCCTTCCAGAGTAGCTCGCCGCTGTAGAACGCGTTGGGCCGAACCAGTAGCGCGGCCAGTGGGTGGTCATGCAGGATCGTCTCGGTGCCGTCCGGCTCCATCTGCACGATCTGGACCGGAGCCTCCGGGAACGTCCGGCACACCCACGCGATACAGGCCGCTACGATGCTGCTGCCCCTGCCGTCGCCCACCTTGCTGGTATAGTCATAGCCGGCCCGGCCTGATACCCATGGGCCCCAACTGGTAGAACCCGCAAAGCGCATGGCCGCCAGACGGAGGGCCTTGATGATCCTGGTCACGACATTCATAGCGATCGCATCCTCAGCGTCGATGTCAACGCGGCGAAGGCCCCCGAGGCGCTGTCACACTGATCATCGTGCGCCCCTTGCGGGAACGCGCACATCTCATCAAGCCATGCTGGAATCCACGGCCCGCGCACCAGCTTAACGTTGCCAACGCGCGCCTGATCCAGGAAGGGCATGGCGCGCGTCACCTTATCGCTGTGCACCCGCGTGCCCCCGAATATGAAGCCGCCCAGTTGCCTGGCCATATCCGCCGATATGATCTTGCCACTAGAGCCGCCCTCTTCCTCCCATCGGACCCCGACCTCTATGCCGTCCGCCTGCGCCGTCTGGCGTATCAGCGCCGTCACTGAGCCGGCCTGGAGGCGCTCGCGGATGACGTGCTCGACGTAATAAATGCCACCCGCCTCGGACTCCTTTGTCCCTACCATGAAGTCCGGGTCATCTGACTTGGCACTCTTCAGTGTCGCGGCCATATCCCAGAAACGTACCCGGCGTGCCTGCGCCGGCGCTGCGTCTACAATCTGGAACCACTCGCGCCGGGCCAGCGCTCCCTCTTGCCGCACATCCCAGTCGCCATCCTCAAGCTGCTTGCGCGTCACTGGGTCCAGCTCTGTCAGCGACTTGCGGTACTGCGCCTGATCCAGGTATGGGTTGTCAGTGAACAGCGCCGGCACGAACATGCGTTGTGGATTGTGCCCAGTGATGAACCGCTGCTTGACCCAGTCATGCCCCGGCCCACCGGGATTGCTAGCCGCCCGCATCCTGAGCGGCATCTGCGCGCCCTCCAGCCGGCGCAAGCGACTGAACAGATAGCGGTATTGCTTCTCCGAGAACTGCGTCAGCTCGTCAAAGCAAATCGTCTGAAAGGCGGCGCTCTGGTACTGGAGCTCTGACCCGTCGTGCTCCAGATAGCCGAAGGCTAGCGCGGCGCCGGACGGGAACCGCCAGGTGTGCGAATCGCCATGCCACTCGGCATCGGTGTTGGTCAGCCATTCACGCGCCCTGTCCATCAGCGCTTCCGGCTTAGACAGGTCCTGGTAGGTGCGTCGCAGAATCAGCGCCGCGTAGTGCGGCACGTCCACGTATTGTAAAGCCGCCATCAGCAAGGCCGACGACTTACCAGGCCCAGCTGCCCCGCCGAACAGCACCTCCAGGTGCGGCAGCCATAGGAAGGCCGCCTGCTTGGGCGTCGGCATCTGGGCAATGTAGCTATTCAGTTTGGGCGTCGCCGCTCTCTTTAGCGCCGGGCTGGAGCGCACCAAGCCCAGCCAGGATATTGAGGAGGTTGGCAACGGCATCATCGCTAAGGTCATGCTTTACCCCAACGGGCGCGCGGGGAACCCCGGCCACATCGACACGTTGCCTGGGCGGATCGGCATACTCATAGAACCACTTGACCGTCTCCAGCCAGTCTCTCGGCTCAACAATCCACGTTCGGCCAGTCGGCAAGGCAACGTGGCCCTGGGTGATAATCTGCCACATCGCGCCAGCCAGGAAGCGTTTTCCAGATATGCGCCTCCCGTCCGGGAACTCAACTGCCCGGCTCCCAGCCGCCTCCAATAGCGCACTCAGTGAGTGGACCTTCCGGGGCCTGCCATTAGGATTTCCGCTTTGACCTGGTCGCCAGGTCGTTGCACTTCTGCCCATATTCCTGTTTGGTCTCTGTATTGCAGGGCTCTACCGTCACCTTGAGCACACATTCGCGCCATAAAAAGAGGGACATGGCGGCGCTCATTTCGGATTCCGGGATGTCAAGTTGTACGCGCATTCCCTGCTTGCCGCCATATATCTTGATCGCGCTCTGAATGGGCGGAAAAGAGGCACGGAAAACAGCGCAATCGCGTTGAAGCT